ACTTAGTACTAATCAATTAAAGCAAAATCAACCCAGCTCGGGTGATGCATTGCACATTTTAGCCCAGGGTAAAGAGTTTGTTATTGATGAATACAACAGAAGGTATTTATTTTATAAGCCTAATAAAAAACAATTAGAATTCCATAAGGCTTCAAATTACGCTTTAGTCAGATGTTTATTCGGAGCTAATAGAAGCGGTAAAACATTTGCTGGCATCATAGAGGTGTGCATGCACGCCACGGGGAACTATCCCGCTAATTGGGAGGGGCGTAGATTTGATCATCCCACATCTGGCTGGGTTGTGTCTACAGACTACAAAGCCTCTAGAGATATTGTGCAAGATTATATTCTTGGCAGCTCAAGAAAAAAGGGCCTCATTCTTCCCAAAGATTTAGCATCTATAAAGAAACTATCAGGAAGCAGTGGGGCGATTGATTTTATTAATATTCAGCATAAGAGCGGTGGAATTTCACAAATGATTTTCATGTCTTATCAAGCTGGTGTTGATGCTTTTAAGGGGGTGAAAAGAGATTATGTCCTGTTGGACGAAGAGCCTCCTATGCAAATTTATAGTGAATGCGTGCTGAGGTTAACAAACACCGAAGGTGGTGGGTCAAACGGTCTTATGCTTGTAACCATGACGCCTCAAAAGGGATATAGTGAATTCATAACTTCAATCCTAAAAAGGGAATTGAAACATGAAAATGGTCAGTCAGAAATGATTAACAATCCAGAAGGCGTTTTAAATGGTAGCAACTGGTTTCAATTTTTACCATGGGAGGAAGCTGAGCATTTAAGTGAAGAAGCGAAAGCTATTATGCTACAGGCTATCCCTGAGCATGAACGGGAAGCTAGAACAACTGGCAGACCTTCTATGGGTAATGGCATGGTTTACCCAGTCCCAGAATCTAAATTTGTCATCCCTAGAAACGAAGAGCCTGAAATCCTACCAAGTTGGGGTTGCGTTATCGGTCTTGATCTTGGTTATCGTCCTTCTCCTACTGCTGGAGTTTTTGCAGCTTGGGATAAAGATAACGACATTATCTATGTATATAAAGAATATTACGTAACGGAAAGAACAATACCACAGCACGCTTACTATCTTAACATGCTTGGCTCTGATTGGATTCCTATTGTATGCGATCCATCGGCGAGGATTGGAGACACCAAAGATGGTAGAAGGGCGCTAGATGAGTACTCAAAAGCTGGAATCAGCATGACCGTTGCATCATATGGTAAAGAAACTGCAGTAGATATGGTTCTAGAACGCATTAGGTCTGGTAGGTTTAAGGTATTTGCCTCCTGTACTAGATTTTTAGATGAGTGGAGGTCATACGGACGAGATAAATACGGCAAGATTCAGAAAGGGAATGATCATTTAATGAACGCATTAGAGTTTGTGATGACTGATGGGTTGCAAATCACCAAAACAAAGAATCAAGCAGATGTTTCTAAAATGTATCAGTCAAAACCTAGGAGGTTCTAAATGGATTACAATACTATACGAGTATTAGTTTTAGATGGAGGTGGCTCTCGTGGTTATGTCTCTAACAGATTTCTCGCTAAGTTCGTACAATTATGGGGTATAGCTGACACTGATCTATGGAAATATTTTGATGTGATTGCTGGAACTTCGGTGGGTGGCATTCAAGCGTTAGCTTACGCTCGAGGTATAGGTGTTGAAACTATGGGAGATTTCTTTCTTGATGAAGCACCAATGGTATTTACCGTAAGGACGGCTCTTGACGTAGCTTCTGGCTCAAACAATGCTAGCTTACCTTCAAACCGTCCATCATCTGCCTCTAAATTGGCTATTTTAGCTACAAATGATCAAATATATAGAGCAGTTAGCGATTCATCAAATTATGGGCATGCTAGACTTAAAACTGCCATTAGTTCCGTATTTGGTAGTGATACAATGCAATCTCTTAAAACGAATTCTTTGATTGCTGCTTTTAGATTTACAACGAACTCACCATTGTACATCTCAAATGCTGGTTACCCTGAATTTACTGGTCAAAATTATCTCCTAACTGATGTTGCTATGGCTACTTCCGCCGCGCCGATTTATCTACCAATGTATACTTTTGGCGGGAATGATTATAAAGATGGCGCAATATTCCAAAATAACCCCGCAGAAAGTGCTTTAGCTCTTGGAAGAGCCTTAAAGCCATTAGCAAAGAGAGCTTGTGTTCTTAGTCTTGGTTGTGGACTCGGTAAAGTTGGCTTTGACGAAGATGGTGAAGGTGGTTTAACTCCTTTGTCAGCAGTACCAGGCGAGGACGCTATCAAAGAGCTTATTTATGTAACTGAAGCTGCTATTTCTGGAAATCAGGAAGCTGTGCATAAGAACTTACAAATTAGATCTAATTACAGCACAAAAGAATTTTATTATAGATTTCAGTTTGATCTTCCTGAAGATATGTACACTGATATTGATAACACTGACCCCGCCTTTTTTGAATATTTAAATGATACAGCTGATCAAATATTCAATGACGATATAGATGACATATCAACGTTTTTAGGGCATTTAACAGCATGAGAAATCCTTATAACTTTCTGCCTCATTTCATGTCACCTGTAACTGGGCGCATTCTGTCTATCCCAGATTATGTTTTAATAGGAGGGGATGATACTGTTGCAAGACCAGATCCTATTATAATAGATTTATCTCTTGATCTAATTAACATGCGCACTGATATCAATAAAATGCTGCAGGCGTCAGTTATATTAAATTTTCCATCATCAGAGTTTCAGGTTGGTCAAGTACTATCTGAGCTTGATAATGGCTTTTTATATAATACTGGTGGAGTTTTAAGCTCTCATGAAATTGTTCTTGAAGACTTTGATCTTACCTATAAGTACTTAGTCATAGGTAATTCTGACAATAAAGTATCTGAGGTCAGGAGGATAAACTATGATAATATTGCCATTTCTCAAAAGAAATTATTAACTGGAGACTCTTCTGGCAATGCGCAAGAAGTGCAGCTAATTGACATTGATAACCTTCCTTCATTACAAGCGTTAGAAATTGAAGGAATAGGAGCATATCAAGTGTGGGTTGGAACTAACTCCGGCCGTCCAGAACCATCTTATGGTATCTCAATAGAGCTTGCAGCTTTAACCGCAAAGCTTGAAATTGGTGCTTTTATTATGAGAAACGGGTTAATTGTCTCATATCCAAACGCTCAATTTCTTACCAATCTTTCAGATGGCATTGTAAAAAAAGTTTCAGGCGGTGCTTTAGCTAATGCTGAAATAAATGTTGATTATTTATCTCCTGACCTGCCAGATGGGGAGTTGTTTATAGGAAAAAGTGGTAAGGCGACTGCTACAAAGCAAATCGACAAATCTAATATGTTTGATATAGATTCAGATCATTTGATTATAGGAGGTCCGTCAAAAGAAGTTGTACTTACTAAAACAATAAAAACAACTAATATAGCTTTAAGTAAAAATTACTTAATCAGAGGTAATGCGGACGGGGTTGGGGAGCAGGTGATAAGATTAGATTTCCAACAAGCCCCAGCTTTGAAGAATGGATATATTTATTTAGGCTCGGGAAGTGAGGGGACGGTCGTAGAGTCAGATATACTAACAAAGGCAAAATTTGTTATTATGAACGATACTAAGCCTGACGATTTACCCGCTAGTGTTATTATAGGTCAACTAGAAAATAATTTATTAGCAAAAGAAGGGGAGGCAATAATCAACGCTAAGCTTTCTAAAGGTTATTTGTTTGTTGGCGGTGATGGTGACAAAGTTACCCAAAGTAAAAACATATCTATGGATGCATTACCAGATCTTACAAAAGGAAAAATATTTTTAGGTAATGATAGTAATAGACCAGTTGAATCTTCAGCTTTAGATAATAAATTTTTAGTATTTGACGCCACTCCAACAAATTTACCTAATGCCGTTTCTCTTTCTTCTGTTACAGATGACTTTATAGCTAAATCTGGGGATACAATAATAAATGCCACAATAACTAAAGGCAGATTAATATCTGGTGCTGATGATAATAAGATTATAGAAATAGAAAAAATAGACTTTTCCAACTTTCCAGATGGAACTGAAGATAATTTAATTACTTTCAATAGTAGCAAACGCCCTATACAGATTCTAACTATCAAAGATAAGAATATGATGCCGTTACCTAACGGTAAAATTTACTTTGGCACAGAAAGCACAGTTCCAACTACTAAAGGCCTGCAAGAAAAGTATTTATTTACTGGCGATAGTGGAGGAAACGTATCAGAAGTGTTGCGACTCGATATTGAAAACTATGTCAACCTTTCCAAAAACCATATTCATGTAGGTAACGATAGTAATAGGCCTGTAGAAACTAAGTTGTCAGATGTAGCAGCTCCCGTTGATGCAAAATATATATTACAAACTGCTAACTCTAGTCTTAGTAGTGCTCAAGCACTTGATATGCTTGGAGGTGTAGACCCTAGGATATTAAAGGCCACTTCTTCTGGCGTCATACAGGTGGCAATAAAAGATACTGATTACGCAAGTAAAGAGACGCTAGAAGAGTTAAGAGACGAAACTAAAGGTTATAGAGACGAGGCCCAAACTTTTAAAAACGAAGCGCAAACGGCCAAAACTGGAGCGGAAACGGCTAAGACAGCTGCGGAAGCTGCTAAAGTTGAGGCTCAAACTCAAGCTGGCCTTGCTCAAGGTCACGCTTTAAACGCCCAAACTCAGGCTTTAGCAAGCCAAACCTCAGCAACAGCTTCTGCAGCTTCGGCAAGCGCCGCCGCTGGTAGTGCCACAGCTGCCGCTGGTAGCGCCGCAACCGCCGCTGGTAGTGCTGCAGCCGCCGCTGGTAGCGCCTCCTCAGCAGCAAACTCTAGTTTTACCGCTGGTGTAAGTGCTGCAGCCGCCGCTGGTAGTGCTGGAGCGGCGGGATTAAGTGCTGCAGCCGCCGCTGGTAATGCTGAGGAGGCTGGTGATTATAGAGATGAGGCGGAAGAATTTAAAAATAACGCCGCTTATTCCGCGGGGCAGTCAGAAATATTTAGTTTATTATCTGAAAGTTATAAAAATGATTCTCTGACATATTCAATAAATTCTGCAAATTCAGCTTCAGCATCAGCCGTAAGCGCTACTGCTTCAGAGGCGGCTTTGGCGGCCTTTTTGGCTACAAATATAATTTTAACAGGAGATGTAAGTGGTTCTGGTCTTCCAACCGCCCCTATATCAACTACTTTTACTCCAAATCCATCATTTTCAGGAACAAGTCATTTAAAACTGCCAACTGGAACTACTGCTGAGAGACCTGCTAGTCCTGTTGTAGGTATGATCAGATTTAATTCAACCACTTCAAAATTAGAACTTTATAAATAGAGGGTAAAATGTCAATTTGGGAAAATTTAGCAACGGAATCTTACGTAGACAATCATGATTGGCTTACTACGGACATTACCGACTTTGCGACTGCAGTAACGGCTTTTACTTTAAATCAATTTGCTATTCCTACTGCCAATTTAAATTTAAATAACAAAAAGATCACAAGTTTACTTGATCCAACGGCTAATCAAGACGCCGCTACAAAGAAATATGTAGATGATTCGATAATCGCAATCCCACTTCCAACAATTACTTTAACTGGTAATGTTACTGGAGTAAGCGATATTACTGGAACGATAGATACATCCTTCAATTATAATCAGGTAATGGATACTTCTTATCTTACTTGGAATTTTTTTGATGATAATCCATCTAAAAATGCTAGTGTGACTTATCAACTCTCCTATTTTAAGCATTATCAATGCAAATAACTGTTTTGGAGGAATGAAAGTTAGGATAGGTAATGTCACTGGAAGCATAGGGGCAAGATATAATGGGTACGCGGGCTTTGCTAGTGGAGATTGGTTTTATCTGACTTACAACATTAACGTAAATAGTTCTGGAACTGTCACTTATGATAATGCTTTACATAGATCTTCTTCTTTTTATTTTAGTCAAACAGAATTTCGTTTTGCTATAAGCAACAGTAACGCTACAGTCCCCGTAGATAGGCTGCTACTAAATCTAAGTGGACTATTACCAGCCACCGATGGCGGTGTTGCTTTAGGATCAGCGTCTTATAATTATTCCGCTCTCTTTGCAAATCAAATAAATGGTAGAAAGATCAGTGGAGCTTATTATCTAGGATCTCCAACGTCAACAAGTTTTACGTCTGGTACTTGGACTAAAGTAGGAGGGACAACCACATCAGTGAATCTGAATGGATTTACTCACTCTAACAATAGGATCACTAACAATACAGGGAGAACTATTATTGCAAAAGCGACTGTAAACGCCACTTTGCAAGGCATAACTACTACCACTGATATTTTTAACATAGCAATTTCAAAAAACGGCTCAACATCAGCAACGGATGAATTTGCTCTTTCCGCCCAAGCAACTAGGGTAACTGTAAGCCAATTTATTAGCGTATCCACTCAAGTTTTAATATCATTGAGCAATGGTGGTTACATAGAGGTTTATGGAAGGTCAGTGGGGGCTACTAGAACAGTTGAATTTTCCACCTTGAGTGTTGTGATTCATGAAGAGTAGTTAAGAGTGGTTGATATTAAATATCAATTGTGTTATAACGGTTTACAGGAGAAAACTGATATAGAGACTTATATGACACAACTCACTGAGATAAAAACTGTACAACTTACAGTACTAAATGTTTTGGATAGATACTTAGTAGATTACGATGATAAAGTTAAAATTCTAAAAACTTTAGATGAAGTAGCTACGCAATTCTCTACGAATCTTGACGAGCCTTATGTATGGCGCGCTTTTATAAATTATTTAAATGACTTTGGTCCTAGTAGATTTTTCGATTGGATTGAGTTCTATAACAAAGCTCCAGAGGAGCGTATGAATCCATTTTCTTCATTGAAATTAGGTATGGAAATCAGGTTTTATTCTGAGAGTTCCATGCGCGTTGTACAGAATGAAGAATTTCTTATTATACCTAATGCGATTTAAATTTCAGCGATTGTAAAGGGGTAAGATGACTCAAAAAGCTTCTTTTTAAGCTTATATACGTCTGTTTTCACCCCTTTTACATCCTCTACTACAACCGTGCCATCAGTATAAAACACCAGAAAATCAGAGACGTACTTTATCCCTCCTGGTAATAACCATGGCGTTTGCATGATAAACCATTTAATGATTCCAGCCTCTTGCATTAACTTCAATTCTTGATATCTTTTTGCTTCTGCCTTTGATGCAAACTTAATACCATCAACTTCCGTTCTAACATTAAAATATTTTGATCGCTTCATCTTTTATTGTACAATATCTGTTATCATAAATTACATTAACAGTGCCAACAGCTCCATTTCTGTGCTTTGCCACTATTATTTCCGCCACATTGGCCGTTTTATTAATCTTATTTCTCCAATCCGCGTACTTAGGATCGTCCAAAGAGGGCATTTGTCTAGCTAAGTAATATTCCTCTCTATAAATGAACATTACAATGTCAGCATCTTGCTCTATCGAGCCCGAATCTCTTAAATCAGACAAAACGGGTCTTTTATTATCGTTTCCTCTTTGTTCTACCGCTCTTGATAGCTGTGATAATGCTATTACTGGTATCTCAAGTTCTTTAGCAAGTGCTTTTAATCCTTGAGTAATTTCAGAGACTTCTAACACTCTATTGTCAAATTTTGTTGTTCCTTTTAATAGTTGTAGATAATCCACAAATATAGCTTTCAAGTTTCTCTTTCTTTTCATCTTACGAGCTCTAGTCCTAAGTGACGATATAGATAAAGCTGGAGTGTCATCTATATAAAGTGGCAACGCGTCAAGATCGTTAGAGCTTTTTCTTAAAATGTTGTAGCTTTCTTCCCTGATATCCCCACTACGCAGTGCTGAGGAATCTATTTCTGACATCATGGATAATATCCTTGTTGACACTTGCTCCGCTGACATCTCAAGAGAGAAAAAGGCTATACAAGGCTCGCCTTCTTTCATTGGGTCTTTTTTGTGTTTTTCTAATAGATGTTTACATCCATTTAAAGCAAAGTTGATAGCAAAAGCTGTTTTTCCCATAGAAGGTCTGCCAGCTATGATAATTAGATCCGAAGGTTGAAACCCAGAAAACATTTTATCCAACGCTTTAATTCCAGTTGAAACGCCCATAAGGCGATCTGGAGAGGCCATCGCTTTGTTTATACTGGAAAGGGATAATCTTAGGCAGTCACTTAATGAGGAGAAAGATTTGTCTTTAAGGTTTTTGCTGGAAAGATTGTATAATTTATTTTCTGCCTGCTCTAATTGATCAGTGGCGTTTTCTGTAATATCAGCTTTATAAGCGTTATTTACAATTTCTTCCCCTATAGCTATCAAATTCCTTTTGATAGCTAAATCATAGACTATTTTGCCATAATCGTAGGGGTTTATTACCACTAAAGCCATTGTCATAATCTGTATTAGATAATCTTTTCCATTATTTTGAACAAATGTTGATTGTTATCTAATATTACTCGAAGAGTAGCTAGGCTCACTACGAGTTCTTGCTTGTATAGCAATAATATAGCTTCAAATATTTTTTCATGTAACGCGTTATAAAAATGCTCTGGTAATAAAAACTCATCTAATACCTCAATAATTTTGGGATTAGAAATACACGCCCCCAGTAATAATTGCTCTATACTCTCGCTATAAGGCATTTCTCTGAGTAATGGGGTAAAATTGTTCATAAATTACTTTGTCCAGAATTCAGTTAATTCCTTTTGTCTTCTGGCGTATAATCCATTTGAAAATTTACCATCAACGTACACAATGCCATTTTCTTTTGAAAAAAGTTCATGGCTAGCAAGGGAATATTGACCAGCTTTAATGAATTGATAAGCTCTTGTTCTTATGAAATTATTGATACCATAGTTAAAGATAACTGACACTAGAGCGTCAAATTTACCTTGAGTTAGGTAAAGTCCCAGCTTAGCTAATTGCCCCTCTACTTGAGTTATATCTGCATCTAAGATTTCTTCAGCTTGTTTCTTGGTTATTTTATCAAAGCTTTCGCCGCGTTTGATTTTATGCCCATAACCTATTGTCGGGTCTCCGCTAGAGCATATATATTTAGTTAGTTTTAACCCTTCATGCTCTTGAATAAACTTTTTAATTGCATCACTTGCTTTCATTATCCCCTCTTATCTTTTTTAACAGCTTACCCTTTTCATCTTCTTCTGATTTATTCAATTGTTTTGATACATTTAAGGCGCTCATCTTAGTAGCTCCTTCAAAAGCTTTGATAAACGCTTCAGAGGTTGATTTGGTAGGTTTGTTACCAAAGTCTATAAGCTTTTGAGCAAGCTTTTGATTGGTGACTAATTGCTGGGCAACGCCAGAGAGGCCAAGAACGCCAAAGGTTGTTAATGGAGCTGTGTATAGACCAGCTAACGCTCCAGCAACGCCAATTGTCCCAATTCCTGAAGGTTTTGTTGCAGTTGCTTCTCGTCTATTTTTAGCAAGCCTTTGAGTAACTGTTGCTAATTTATCTAAAGTAGATTTGTCTAGTAATTCATCACCGACAATTTTTGCTATCTCATCCCTTTCTTGCTTCGAATTTAAAAGCGCAGAAATGGATGATATTCTAGGCTCACCTTTAGCGGAAGATGATATTTTCTTATATAAAAAGTCGTCAAGAGCCTCTCTTCTAGCTGTTTTCGATGCTAGTAAATCCGCTTCAGCAATAGCTTTAACCCATTCAGGGTTTGCTGTTTCTATATCACGTATGAAGGCGGCTATTAATCGCTTTAGTAACCCTTCGTTATTGGAAAAATCAGCTTCTGAGATA